ATGGGTCGCCAGCAGTCGGAGTTCTTGGGGCCGATCATTGATCGCGAACTTGACCTTCTGTCTGCCAGCTTCTCGCTGCCGGAACCGCCGCCTGTCCTGATGGATTACCTCGCCTCGGGTGGTGAGATCCTGCCGAAGTATCAAGGGCCGCTCGCTCGGTTGATGAAAACCGAAGAGGCCGCGGGAATCCTGCGCACGATTGAGGCTATGCTGCCGGTTGCGCAAGTATCTGGCGATATGTCGGTGCTCCGTCGCATCAATGCTGACGAGGCGATCAAACTCATTGCCGAGGCCAACGGTGTGCCTGCCAAGGCGCTGCGCACCGATGAGGAGCTCGAGGAGATGGACGCTGCCGACGCTCAAGCGCAAGAGACGCAAGCCCTGCTGGCCGCGGCTCCGATCGCTGGGCAGGCCGCTGAACGATTTGCCAAGGCCGAACAGATCGCGGCATCGGCCCCGCGTAGAGCTATCCCGGGAGTTTGACGATGGATGCGCAGATGCTTTTCAACGTATTGGTCGGCGTTTCCGGGTTTCTGGGCGGCTGGATTTTGAACAACATCAGCCGCTCGATTAACCAGCTAGATCGGGATGTGCGCAATATGCCGCACGTTTACGTTACGAAAGCAGACTACCGGGACGACATCCACCACATTCGCCGGACGCTGGACGACATTTTCAATCTGATCAACCAGCTCAACACAACCAAAGCGGATAAGTGATATGGAGCTGTTCGAGATCTTCACCCGTGCATGGCCGGTGATTCTCGCGCTCATTACGCTGATCATCGTCCTGTCAAAGCTGGATCTCCGAGTCGCCGTGCTCGAGGATAAGATCAAGACCCTATTCGATCTGATCAACAAGCAAAAGTGAGGCTGCCGCCATGATGACTATGCTTTCCACGTTTCTGTCATTTCTCGCTGGCGGCCTCCCGAAGATCCTCGAGTTCTTCCAAGATCGGCAAGACAAATCGCACGAGCTCGCCATCCTGCGTATGCAGAAAGAGCGGGAGCTGGAACTAGCCGCCAAGGGCTTTGCCTCGCAGGAAAAGATCGAGGAGATCAAGACCGAGCAAGTGCTGGCTCAGACTTATGCTGAAGAACGAGTCGCGCTGTACAAGCACGACGAGGCAATCGGCAAGGGTGCCAGCCAATGGATCATCAATCTGCGCGCCAGCGTCAGACCTGTCGTAACTTATATCTTTGTGTTGGAACTTGTTGTTTTGAATGCAACTGGTGTATGGTACGCATATAGCACCGGCATCCCTTTTGCCGTGGCTATGGATAACGTCTTTGGCGAAGATGAAATGTTGATTCTGTCCAGCATCATTGCTTTTTGGTTCGGGACACAGGCATTTAGCAAAAGATGAACACAAGCGAGCAGGCGCTCGCGTCGATTAAGAAACACGAAGGTGTGCGCCTGCGACCGTATTTATGCCCTGCCAAGCTCTGGACGGTGGGCGTCGGCCATATGCTCTATCCCGAGCAGGCTCGTTTGCCGGTGGTGCGTACCGCCGATAATGGCAATTTCCCTCTGCGCCGGGACTATCCGCTAAAACAAGAGGACGACCGTGTCTGGGACATTGACGAAGTGGATGCTCTACTTGCTCAAGACCTTAAACGGTTTGAGTCGGGCGTGGCCCGATATTGCGCTATTGATCCTGATCGTCAAGGCCAGTTCGATGCCTTGGTGAGCTTTGCCTTCAACGTCGGTCTCGGCAATCTCCAGCGTTCGACGCTGCGCATGAAACACAATCGCGGCGACCATTGGGGCGCTGCATCGGAGTTCATGAAATGGACAAAAGCCGCGGGAAAGGTTCTGCCCGGTCTGGTAAGCCGAAGGCAGGACGAAGCAAGGATGTATCTGTCCCCGTAATCCAGATGTATGACGGGGTTTGGTACCGAGTCAAAGGTTATACCTTCACCGAGTGCTGCGATTGCGCCTTGACTCACAAGGAGCAGTATCGGCTCGTTGATGGGCATTTGGAGTGGACAGCGGTGCGCGATGACGAACGTACCGAAGAGCGCCGAAAGGAACTCGGCATCAAAGTAATTAGAAAGAGGTGATGCTGTGGTAGCCGCCAAGGCGACTGATGATCAGATCATTGCGACGCTGCAAAAATACAAGGGCATTCGTGCCAATGTAGCTTTAGAGCTTGGGATGAACGAGCGCACTCTTTTACAGAGATTAAATCGCATGAGAAAGCGCGGATACGATATCCCGATCTCGACGTATCAACCGGGCAGGCAGATCCCGAACGAGGAAGCATTTGAGTTCACCCCGATACCGGATGATGACGTATCGATCGACGAGCTCATCGAGCAGCGCAAAAGAAAATTCCAGCACAAGCGCGAGCACGAGGAGGCGAGCAAGCTCATTCCGATTCGCATCAAGATCGCGGGGCCGATTGGTCTGCTACATTTTGGCGATCCGCACGTTGATGACGACGGCACCGACATCGAGGCGCTCGAGCGTCACACCGAGCTTTGCCGCAAGGTAGAAGGACTTTTTGCTTGCAACGTCGGCGACACCACGAACAACTGGGTTGGTCGTTTAGCAAGGCTTTACGGTGAGCAGGCGACATCTGCCGCGCAGGCGTGGAAGCTAGCCGAATGGTTTGTCGATCGCTGTCGTTGGCTCTATATGTTGGCAGGCAATCATGACGCATGGTCGGGAGCAGGAGATCCGCTGAAATGGATCGCAAAACAGCAAGTCTCAAACTACAAATCCAGCGAGGCCCGCATTGCCTTGAAGTTTCCGAATGGCGCAGAGGTGCGTGTGAATGCTCGTCACGACCACAGCGGTTCCTCGGTGTGGAATCCGGCCCACGGGCCGATGAAGGCCGCGATGCTCGGCACTCGAGATCACATCTACGTCGCAGGCCATAAGCATGAAAGCGCCTACTCGGTGCTGAAAGATCCGATTAACGGGATCACGATGCACCTTCTGAAGGTTGCCAGCTATAAGGTTTACGATCGATACGCAAAGGAAAAGGGATTCCGCGATAACGCGCTCTCGCCTTGCGCGCTGACGACAATCAATCCGTTATTGCCGTCAAGCCATCCAGACATGATCAAGGTTTTCTGGGAGCCAGAAGAAGGCGCGGAGTATCTGACATGGTTACGGAACCGATGAGTCTGATTCTGCTGTCGTTCCTCTGTTGCCTCGTGGTAACAGATGGAGTGCTGACGCATGAGATTTTGCGCCGCGGCGGCCGAGAACTAAACCCCATCATGCGCAAACTATTTGAGAAAGTCGGCGTGGTTGAAGGGCTGGTTTTGTCTCGAATGATGCTCGTGATGTTTTTTGTTGCTGCGCTTCCGACGATGCCCGTGATCGGCTGGTTTGCGCTGAATGTGTTCTATGCGTTTGTGATTGCTCACAACGCCAAACAACTGATGGGTGATTGATGCCGAGTATGGTTGCTGTGATGCGCGCCCGGGTCGCTCGGGTGCTGTTCCGATCTCGCGCCTACAAGCGAGCCCTGATCGATGGAAAGACGAATCAGCTATCGCAAGACGGGCAAATCATCCTCGCCCATCTGAAGCGATTCTCTCGTTACGGAAAACCGCCTGTCGCCGTGGACAAGTCCGGTGCGACAGATATGTTCGAGGTTGGCCGCATGGTCGGTCGCCAAGAAACGGTGCAGCTCATTGTCGAGGCGCTGCAACTGGACGAAAAGACCTTGACCAATCTACAAGAGGAATTCATCGATGAGTGACGATCAAGGGTCTGCGGAAGCAGGCAACCCGACTGCTCCGGCAGCGGCTCCCGCGTGGTACGCGCCGGAAGGGATCGACCAAGGAACGGCCAGCCAGCTTGGAGAGCTGGTCAAGGCCAAGGGATGGAAGGGGCCGGCTGACGCCCTGCTGTCCTATCAGAATCTTGAGAAGGTGTTCGGCGCTGACAAGGCCGGACGCACTATTCTCGCCCCCAAGTCAGATGACGACGCCGAGGGCTGGTCTGCCGTCTATAACCGCCTAGGACGCCCGGAGAGCGCCGATAAGTACGAACTGCCAGTACCGGAAGGGGACGATGGCTCGTTCGCGCAGGCGGTCGCTCCGGTGCTTCACGATCTGGGGCTGACTAACAAGCAAGCCAAGGGTCTTGCCGAGTGGTGGAATGAAACGTCCACGCAGCGGATAGAGATGGAGCGTGAGTCATTCTTGAACAAGTCCGAGGAGGAGTTCACAGCGTTGCGTCGGGAATGGGGGGCCGCGGCTGATCAGAACATCGAGCTCGCCAAACGTGCTGTCGGCAAGTTCGGTGCAGACGCTGGGCTGGACGCTGACGGTCTCGAGCGATTGGAGCAGGCGATCGGCACTGGGCCGATGATCAAGCTGTTCCATGCGATCGGCTCATCGTTCGCTGAAGGGTCGTTCGTGGCATCGGAGGCGGCATCGGGTGGCGCGCTCACCCCGCAGGCTGCCAAGAACAAGATCGCTGGAATGTTTGCCGATCAAGAGTTCATGGGTCGCTACATGAACCGTGATGAGAAGATCCGTCAGGGGGCAATCGAGGAGATGATGCGATTGCAGCGAATGGCTAACCCAGAGCTGTTTACAGAGTAGTTGCTAGTGTGATACGCGCGAGGTACTATCCTCGGCGTAAATCTCCTGTGAGAGCTAGCTGTTAGGCCCGGGAGCGATCTCGGGCCTTTTTTTAGCTAGCAGGATAGGGTAAGCCGTAAGGCCCCAGCTGACAGTCGGAAAGACGACCGATCGGTGAGAGCGTATCTCGCAAGGATTCTGGCCCCGGCAACGGACAAGCCATCCGAGAAACACTACATATTTAGTTTTTTTGGAGGGCTATCATGGCCGACAATATTGCATCAGTTTATGCCGTACAGTACGGCACTAACATCTCGCTGCTTTTGCAGCAAAAGGGCTCCAAGCTGCGCACTTCTGTGCAGACTGGTTCATACAAGGGTAAGGCGTCTGAAGTCGTCACGCAGTACGGTGCTACCGCTGCTCGTGCGGTTTCGACCCGCTATTCGCCGATCGTCCCGGTCAACACTCCTAACGCTCGCCGTTGGGTGTTCCCAGAAGATTTCGATTGGGCTGACCTGATCGACAACTTCGACA